CAGACAGGTCATCAGGTTTGATTTCCATAGGTTCCCCTGTTAAACGAATAACAGTATTCTGGTCAATAAACTTCTGGTTCAACGATATAAGAAATCTATACAACTCATAAACACCAGTTTCAGCAAACATACGAGCAATAAGCTCGAGTCGCTGGTTAGAGGCGTTCATAATAGCGTTGATACCACTAGCAGTTTTGTTTAAGCTGGAAGCATCCAGACCTTGATTATATCTAGTAACACCTGTACGTTGTTCCTTCTGTCCCTCTGTCCATTCAAGGAAGTTAAAAGTATAAGGAGCAATCTGGTTGACTGGCATAGACATAGCTACATCATTCATCTGATAGCCAGGTTTCTTACGAATAACCGCACGACCTTTATTGAAGTCATCAATATTGATAGCGTCTGGAGTAAGAATCATCTTAGGGTCATTGGTTAATGCAAGGTTGTGAATAATCTGGCGAATGAGTGCCACCTTCAGATTCTGAATTTCACCCACCAGTTCTGCATAAGAACGTTTAGACCAAATACGGTGTGGGTCTTGTGTAGGGGAGATGGCAAAGAACGGATGTCTACCCATATAATTTGGTTCACATCTAAGGATATGGTCTTGACACATGGTGATAATCATATCCTCAAGGATACCATCACCATTGATATCAATCTTAGTGTAGCATTCGTAGAGTGTTACTTCCTCACGAGCTTCTTCAGCGGCGGAGTGGAAACCGTAATACTGGTCACCAAGTACCTCTTCCATCTCTGTATCGGCTTCATCAAGCCCGTATCGAGAGTGCCAATGTTCTGGTTTAACTTCATCTACGTTAGCATACACGCCTTGCTGTTCCATCTTGCGAAGGTAAGACATGGTAACTCTCTTCTTGTGTGCCACGAAATTAGCTTCATCCAACGTCTTTGCGTCAGGAGAGTACAAGAAGTCAGAGATAAGAATGTTCTCAATCTTCGGTGCGTTCTTCAGATAGAAGGTGGAATCATACACAACTGTATAATCTCCGTACTTATCTGGGTCGGAGATAGATTCAATGTGTACACCCGTGTTCATCAAGGCACGAAGACTAGGGAAATTAAGAATACATTGTACAGGTTCATACCCTTCTTCTCTATCCCAATAACATTTCACCACCCCAAGTCCAGTAATCAATGCGTCTTTCATCCAGTTGTAAAGAATAGGAAAGAAATGATTCTGTCTTTGGAGCTGGAAAGAGATAAGGTCTTGCATGACCTGAGCGTTATGGTCGTCCTCAGCACCTACACCAGTGATACTAATAACATCATCACCGCCAGTGAACACTTTCATTAGAGATGGCAACGCCCATTCAATAGTATCGGTGACATCAGTAGATACTACAGAGGAAGTCTTACTGAGTTTTGGGAACATCTTTTTGTAGTATTCTTTATCGGCGAAGTAAATCTGGTATCGTTCCTTCATAGTAGGGATGATAACAGCTGTCTGGTAATCCTCCGCCTCCTTAATGTCACCTTTGATAATTTCAATAATGCTGTCGTTTAAATCTTCAGCAGTACGAATATTGTCGGTATTAATAGTGGTTACCTCCTTTCGTTTTAAATAACTCCTCTTTTATAAGAATTATAAACCACCAGCAAGTTCAATGTCATCGTCAGCTACATTCTCCCACGCAGATACAGGTGCAACAGCAATCTGGTCTACGTAGGCAAGGGCGTCTGGAATATCGTCGTGTAGGCCCTTGGGGAATGTAAGTAGTTCTTCCTGCAATTTAGTAACCCAATCCATACCAACTGGGAACCAGATAGAACCCTGCGAGAATCTAGGCTGCAGTGCAGATTGAATACGGAGTTCCTTCTTTTCCTTAGCCGCTAGGTTTTCGATATAGAACCATACATTACGTCTTGGCATTTCCTTCTCGACGAAGTGTTTCATCGCCGCCTGAAATGCAACTTGTTCAATACCCACCGATACGGGGTGATACTTAGATACATAATCAAAGAGAATGTCAATCGACTCAGAAGGATCCATACGTTCTGCCGTGCAGTCGATAAGGAACCATTGATTAGCAGAGTTGACAGCAGTAACGAGAATAACGGTGTCATCGGCAGTCTCCTTCTTACTAACAGCTAAGTCCATGGTGATGTAGATATTGCAATCATGCCAATCAAACTTAGACAAATCAAAGTACCTAAAGTATTTCTTCTTGAAGATAGCCATCTCTGGAGACAACGCAATACACATCTTTTCTCGTTCCCAGATGTCTAACTTACCCAGTTTAGTAAAGTTATCACGTTCGTTGGCAATATCACGGACAGGGAACATCTCTGGCCAGTTGCTTTCTCCTTTCTCATTCAGAATAGGGATACGCATAAAAGTAAAGTTCAGTTCATCTGGCTGCAGTGCCACTCGTTCAATGATACATTTAGCCCCTAGGTTGTTGCCAATCATAAAGATACGACAGTCTTTACCAAGAGAAAAGATATCAGACAGGAACCAGTCCCAGTCTTTGTCCTGTACTGTATCTGACATAGAGTCCTCCAAGTCCTGAGGGTCATCGATTACTACAATAGAAGGTCTTAAATCGTGCCAGTTTAACCCACGGACAGAGGAACCTTTACCATATGCTTCCATATGAATAGTTAATGTCTCCCTTTCTCCGTCTTTCGTCCCACCAGTGTATACCTCTACTTCAAATACGTCCTGACTTTGCTGATTAACCTTCTTTAAGTTTAAATTTAACAAAGGATTATGCAAATATTCATCAGCAATTTCCTTTAATCGTGCGTTAGCACCCCTTTGTGTACTCTTAATCAGTACCACATACTGTCTTTTCTTACTAGGAAATACTAAACAGTACAGAGGAAACGCTCTAAGTACGATAGAAGACTTAGCAGACTGTCTGAAACCTTCTACTGCGTAGTTGGAATCGCCATCTAACAAGATTTCACTCCATTTATAGTGGTACCAAGGGGACTTTACGTCGTCATCTAGTGGTAAAAACAGCCTTCTGAACGCTACTAGGTTGGTTTTCGCAGCTTCATACGCCTTCTGTAGCTCTTCTAGCTGCTCATTCTTCACTTGTCCCACGTTAATTTCCTCCTTTCTTCAACGATTCTAGGATAAAATGGGCAAATTCTCCCATGCAACTGGTGTTTCTGTTGCCACATTTGTGGTTTAAAAACATGATGGCAATCGTTTTGGCGTCTTTTCCGTCTACTAACTTGGCGATGGCGGCTAAGTTTCCTTGGCAACCACCCTTAAATGCTACATTTCTTAGCTTTCCGTCCACAATATCAAACGACATCTCTTGTGAACAAACACCTTTTGGTTTATATACGTACATATTACACCTCCTCTTTTATATAAGGACTTATATTTTTCTTGAGACTTTAGTATGGTAAAGGAAATATACAGATAGGGACTTATATTTTTCTTGAGCAACGCACATTTACAATGTGCTAGTTCGTTGATATGACTCTTACATGTTAAATACCTTATCCGTATTATGAGAGAATTATTAGAAAATATACAGATAGGGACTTATATTTTTCTTGAGACTGGTATCTTCGGGGGCGATGACAGCGACGGGTGCCGTGAACTGAAGCCCCACCCCTGGTAGGGGGTATGGGGGTGCAACCGCCTCTTTCCTACTTGACCCTACAAAGAGATATAGAGGCAAAAAGTCCTCATATGTTGTCCGGCGGTAGCCGGAGAAAAGGAGCAAAAAAAATGATTAATGTGTTTGATTTTAAGAATCAGTATTTTTGGGGCAACGCCACCATCGTTGATGGTGTAACAACTGACGTGTATTTAGCACGTCACGATGGTCATAGAAAGCTCGCTATAGAGCTGTCTATGGTTGATGGTGTTATAACCGCAAACGGCGGCTATAACGTTGATGGTGTAGCCGCCTATATTGCCAAACATGGCACAATTAGAAACGGTTACCCAGTTGCAAACCCTCGTTTTAATGTCCGCATGTTTACGGACTACGAGGAGAGCGTTTACGATGGGGACGTAGACGACGCCACGGGTGATTATATCAATCCATTGGTTCAAGTGTCTATCAAGTCGTTAAGACTCGATAGAGAGGGAAACGGAAAAGTCGTTTTCCAACTAATCCCACGATAACCAATAGCCCTCTTCGGAGGGCTTTTTTATTGCCCGTTTTTATACCGAACAAATCGAACAACTTTTCGTGTTAAAATTCACGATTTCTTTATAAAACCCCGTGATTTTTGGCATTTTTCCCCTATTTTAGAACACTTGTTTCACGAACAAAGACAAGAAATAGACCCCTTTTTCACCTTCTTTCCTACTTGACCCTATAAAATATACCTATTCTGTACCTATTATCATGCTTTTTAGGCATAACTAAACTACTTTTTAGGGAAATATGGACTATTATATTAGGGTTTAGGCTCATTTTAGGTTATTTTTACCTATTTTATAAGTTTAGGCTAGACT